CACACTACTACGAACTGGGGTCAGCTTGTCGGGTATAGCTGGCCTCCCTTTTTCCCTCCAGCGTATAGGTACAGTTTCTGTACTGGCTGTATGCCTCGCGTCTGTTAGCATTTTTGCATTAACCAACAGGGAGAAAGCCGATGGCTAAGTATGCAGTTTATAGCAAATGGTATTGGAAAAATGGTGTGCCAGAAGTGGACTTTGTGCAAGATTGGTTACGCAAGCGAAGATCAGAAATGATCGCTGAAGACACTATACTTTTTCAAGTAGATGATCATCACCATTGCTCATTAACGATTTATGCTAACGAAGCTGATTTTAACAAAGAACGCCCATCCGTGTTAGAGGAGCGCAAACGCAATCATGAAGAAGGTGCGCAAATTATTGAGGAGAATGTCGGTCCTTATTTAGGTCAGATGTCCACTGTTTAATCACTTCGCAGCCCCACCAGAAAAGCCAAAGTAAGCACCAACCAGTGCCGATAGTGATCCATACATCATCATTACCACGGCATCTGCTTCAGCCATTCTGGCGGGGTCTATCAAGACTGCAATCGTAGACACAATCATCATGCCAAGCGCAGTCCACGCCATACGACGCTTGTTCAATTGATATGCTTGCTTATCAGGTATCAGTTCGTTCATGTTTCAATCCATCCCATGTAGTAGAGCCACGCCCCTGCTCCGCTGATTGCGGCAACGATGAGCAGCAGGATTGCGAAGACGGTCATTATCAATTCAGTGCGCTCTTCAGCTTCTTTCTGTGCCTGCCGTTCAGCTTCCTTGCGCTGCGCAATGACTTCACGGCGTATCTTCAGCAGCTCCTGATAGGCAGAGAAACCTTTGTTGTTGACTATAAACTCACGCAGTTCAGCTTCGGCGGTCTTTGCATTCTGTGCCTGCGTCCAAGTCGCCAAAGCCTCTTCGTTTGCGGATGCAAAAACACCATTCTTTTTCTTGGCGTGAGCCTTCTTTGCGCCATCGGTGGCATCAAAAAACCCAGCGATCTCTTTCGACAGATTGTGCAGTTGCTTGCCCGCAGCCACACCTGTCTTGATCGCCGCCAATGCTGTTAGCGGGTCCATGGGGTCACCTATTGATTGACATGTTGGCAGATATGTTTAAACAGCCCGCAGCCCCTTTAGGGTTAAAACGGTTCTCACGACTTTTGGGAGGAGGTTGTGATTGAGCCGTTTTTTATTTCAGCCATTCGGAAAGTGCATAACGGGTATGTAATTGCGGCCCTACCTAAATGCTGCAGTGCAGCTAAATTACGTTCAACGGCAACAAAACCTCCCTGTAATGTAGCCGACATCGCAGCCGGTAACTCCTCCCTGAACACTGGTTAGCGTACAAGAAAGCCTCCGACGACGCGGGGGTTTTTTTGTTGTTAGGCATTTTGTATATTTTATGCTACACTACCAGCACAGGATGGCGGCCTCTGCTGAACCGACAATCCAGAAGATGTCCTAGTGTATCCACAAGTGGTCCAAGTATACCGCCGTCCGACCTAAGGCATCCGCGTCAGCACCATGACCAGCATTGCATTGATTGATGCGGATGCACCGATCATAATTGCTTCTAACCGTTTCACGCGGGCGAAAACTTCGCGGAACTGGATTTTTACTTCTGTCTTAATCTCAGCCACCTGTATTTGCAGATCATCAATACGCTCATGTGCGGATGCCACTGTTCGTTTGTCCATGTGCGCCTCAAGTAATATCGTCAGTTACTTCAACGGTAATGTAACCATTGTTGGGAAATGTCTCGATTGTGCCCTCAGTATTCGTGACTTCGAACTCAGCTTCATACAGCCCAGCAGTCGCTGTGTCTGACGCGCTCCAGGCATAGCTCACCTGCCCAGCATCGTAATCGTACACAGAAGCTGCTGCATATACAGTGGTGCTGTCTGACCCCAAGGGACGCATGTGAAATCGCACAGTCGAAACTGATAACTCAATCAACGTACCATCGCCGTCTTTCAGTGTTGCCAGCATCGTTGGACTTGTGTCGTTTTGCTTTATGTAGAACGTCATTTTATCCCACTCTGTTGTAAGAGGTCACTTCAACTTGGTTGGCAGAAATCGCTTCAATCTGCACATAGCGTAGGAACGCCGCGCCAAATGGAATGTCCGGAATGCTTGGTGCTCCAGTCAAGATGTTGTCTGCCGCTAGATTTTTGGTGGTATCCATATCGACTGCAGGAACAGTCGGCACACCTGCTTCGCAATCATCAGCACCAAGGATGTGCTTTACATCGATGTCAGGCGATCCAAGCGCAGGCGCATCCGCTTCCAATGCAGGCGGGTCAAGCGTATGCGTCTGATCAAATACGGTATCTGCAACAGAAGGGATGCCAGCATTGATGTTGTCGGCAACCAGAGCAGAAATCGTAACCGCGTCAACTGTTGCAACGACAGGATTACCAGTTACCATCTTTCAGCTTACGGATTGCCTTCAGTGTGCTGTCGTTCATCATGATCGCAGCATTTGGCGATTGACGATACGCAGGATCAACAGAATGCACTAGGTCGATGATCTCATCAGCAGTCACAGCCGTTGCTGAGGCAGCAGTTACACCAGCCGCTGAGTTTGTGACAATGCCTTCGACATCAGATGAGCCTGAACCTGTGGTTAGCTTCGCGTTTGCGATGCGCCCCATCCGCTCACCAAGCAAGCGGCCAAGTAGGCTTTCCATGTTAAACACGCTGTCTGCATTCAGCTCCGCTGACCAACGTACCCACTCAGTGTTGAATCCATAGGCGTTCAGCGTTTTCTGACCAAAGGTCGCATCTTTGCCGCCGTCGTCAGTTGGCTGAGTGCCTTCTGTATGCGCTTCGGCAGTCACCGTGGTGTCATCAAGCGTTGGAATGTTTAACGGGTTACCCGCCGCCGTTTCAATGCTTGTAAACACTGGTGATGTGTACATCGGACCAAATGCTTTCATGCTTTCAACGATGAACGTCGCTAGCTCAGTCGGCACAGTGTAAGCACCCGCCGAGTTTGTTGATCCAACCTGAACGCGATATTCTTTAAGAACGTTGCGGACCTCTGGTTCAACATACGCGTCACCGCCGTTTGCAATCATTTCAGCAAACGCTGCACGGTAATCCATAGTCAGACCATTATCGACTGCAGGTGCAGTGCGACCTTCGGCTTCTGGGATTTTAGTTGTGTCTGTCGCTTCTAGCTTTTGAAACGCTTTAGCAACGCGATCTTCGCGCTCTACACGTGCAGCTAGCTTGTCGTGGTCTGCCATCATGGCATCAAACTCACGCTCAATTTCGGCAGCACGGGTTTCTTCTGTTTCGTCTGTCACTTCTGACAGTTTGGCGCGGGCTTCTGTGGCAATTGACGCCATCTGCTCGCGCAAAGTTTGGATCTCTTGCATGAGACTATCCTTTCGCTTTTGAGAGATGTGAACGAGCCTTCATGCGCAACCTTCTGGCTGCTTGGCTCTTTCGTTGCGCTTTGCGATGCCGCTCCAAGCTGCGCAGACCGATCTCGGTGCCGCTGTAAGCTGGGGTCGTAACGATAGATACGTCGTGTAACTCCGCTGCCTCTATGGTCCGACGAGGCATGTCATCCTCATCATCCCAAGATTGGCGGGTCGGCACAAACGCAAAGGACATTTTGTCCAGATCGCCCCGTTTCATTTTAGGGACAATGCTCCGAACATCGGGATCAGATGGATCAAGCAATGCACGCATGTGCAAGCCATGTTCATCCTCTGATAATTCTAAGGTGCCGCTTCGACTTCTCGCTAACGGCAAACCCTCATGGTTAATTAGGAAAACAACGTCATCGCGATCTATTGCGTCTCTGAAAGCACCGGGTGCAATCTGTTCACGCCATTGTCCACCGATAACAGTCTCCTGATTGAACACAGCAGCGTAGCCAGCGACTTCCACTGTGGCGTCGTCTATAGCCCGCACTTCAAATGACGCGGACGCACGGTTTTCACGTTGGTCCATATTGATTTCCTCTAAATGTTTAGGATTTTGGTCGTTCAGACTTTTATGGAACGGCGTTGCCGCTCTATATTTGCCTTTGGGTGGGTTGTTGCCCCATAGACGGCTCACCCATCGGCACACTGATCCAGTTTTTGAATGTAGCCGTACAATTCAATACAACATACTCCCAAATTGTTGTATAAACTTGGGGTGAGGCTCCTGTTAACTTTGGCTACGAAGTAACTTCCTCACCCGCATTTTCTTGGCTTACAATCGGCACTGTCGCACCTTGGATCATCAGATCATCGCCAGCGGGTAATGGTTCCATGCCCTCTTTTTCGCGAACCTCATTCGGCGTCTTGATACCGTTCTGGATCGCAGTTGCATGGGCTTCCATGCGGGTTTTCAGATCACCACGAAGCAAGCTATCGACGTTAAAACGCACCTCATAGTCACTGTCACGACCAAACAATTTCAGGTTCATTTCCTGCTCCGATTGTTCGATCCAACGACGCAGTGTGTGTTTTACGAAATGTAAATCTTGCTGCTCAGTGTTGCTGTAAGTTCCTTTTGAAAGGTCCTGCAAGAAAACAGGTGGCAATGCATATATACGCGCGATCTGTTCGATGCAGAATTGCTGGAGTTCCAACAGTTGCATTTGCTCTGGCGAAAACCCAACCGACCGCAGCTCATGTCCAGCAGGGAGAGCCATCACAGGACGCCCTTCCCTTGCAAGCCTTGCAGTTGTTGCAGCGATGTCTTCCGACGCTCTCTGAGCCGCTGCACCTGATTGGAATGGACCTTGTAGCACAGCAGGAGGAATGCCACCTGATTGGAATGCTTTTGATCCGTATCGCGCTGCCGCAATTGCCAAACCAATGATGTCTTTATTGGTCATCACAGGACCACGAATATCGATCTGATTGTGCTTGAGCATAAAGGTTAAGTCGATGACCTCAGATGCCTGATACACGCGGCTCTTGCTGCGGTAGGTTTTCGTCGGAAACTCTGCTGTCACCTGTTCCTGCACGTGCAAGTCTGCGGGGTCTAGCGGCACCAGATCAGTAACATCACCACGACCATTACGCAGTATAAGAGTAACTGATCGTCCACCTGTCAGCACCTGTTCATACGAATACTTACGCCACTGAAAAGACGATGTTGTTGGATTGATTGCACGGTTTAACCATGCGCCAATACCGTCGGTCACACGCTGGTTTCCGCGATACACTTCTAAAGGCAGGCTGGCCAATGTCCCTGAGATAAAGTTCACAGCAGCCCAGACAGCAGGCACACCCAGCGCATTGTCAATATTTACAGTCACGCCAGCAGAGGATTGGAAATCGCCCCAGCCCATAATGTGCAGAAAATTTTCTGCAGACACGGGTGCATTTGGGTTTTCGAGTGACCGCACCTCAGCTTTTTTAAAGTTGTCAAACAGACCCATGCTGTGGTTTCCTTGATCTATGGAAATTCTGCGCAGAGCCTTGATTGTTGCGTTGTGGGCATACCTTGTGTTCACATATATTCTGCCGTTTGG